AAGAATGTACCCGCAGAAGGAATCACGGTTCGGTTTATCACCGAGCCAGAAGAATGGTTCGGCTTCCAGGAGTATTGGAACGATGAAGGAAAGAACTTCGTGCCAATGGCTCACGGTGAAGTTCTGCCTGACGGTTCACGACCATCATTCAGGTATCTCACACAGGCGGTTGACATTGCTACTGACCGTGTTATCCCTCTCAAACTTGCGAAGACTGCCGCCAACAGTCTCATCCTGAAGTACGACAAGTTCGGAACGATTCTTGACCGCAACTACGAGTTGCAGAAACACGGCGAAGGGCTTGATACCACCTACGATGTCACTCCCGATGCACCATCAAAGTTGAATCTCGCCAAGTACGAGACACTTGACCTTGAACAGATTCTGATTGATGCACGAGCATCTGCGCTTGGCGAAACAGAAAAGCCAGAATCGTCACCATCGGTTGACGATGACGAGATAGATGACGATGACGATGACATTCCGACACCGCCGATTGCGGCAAAGAAGAAGTTGGTAGCCGCAGGCAAAGCACCTACTTTGGCACCGCCATCCATCACTTACGAGCAAATCTTCCCGACAGTCAAGGGTGAACAGATTGTGCGTGAGGATTACACGAAGCAAGAACTTGTGGAATGTGCCAACACTCAGCAAGTCTGGCTACAGGAAATCGCTGAAGCGTGGAACATTGAGTGGGATGCTGGCGATGATGACGGTTACGACACCGTTGATGCCATCCTGAAGTCGCAGTCTGAAATGAAGGCGATGACGAGCAAGGTAGATGGCGATTCACAGTCGCTGGACAGCGAAACCTTGAACGGGATGAAACTCCGTGATTTGCGCATCATCGCAGACTCGCTGGACATTGACCATGAAGACATGAGCAAAGAGCAGTTGATTGCTGCTATCATTCAGGAACAGGAATAAGTCTCGGCGGCGCAGGGTGCTTGCGATTGTCAAGGTACAACTGGCTTCGCTCCCCTTCAAGACATCCTGCGCCGCTTCCACTTCTAAACGAGGAACACTATGGCAAAGACTAAGAATCCATTTGACAAGAACCGAGAACCGAAGCGTCACGATGTAGCGGAACTTCTGCTATCTGGCGAAATCGTCTCTTGGTCAGACATCTGCAATGCGGTAGGCAACTTCTCACCACGCTCAATGGGCTATGTATTGCGTGCGTTAGAGGACAACGGCGTTTCGCTTCTGCGGTTGCGTGACCCTGAGCAAGGAACCTTGTATCGGTTTGACCCAGGCACGCCATTTGAAGACCGCTACCGACTAAGCAAGAAGGATGGCCCCGATGCGAAACGACAGCGGGGTTCATGAAGAACCGTACTTCTGCAACAAGTGTGGCAGGGTACTGCTAACTACTTCACCGCAGGTGCAGTTCTGGCTCGTATCTGCGGAAAGACCAAGACCGAGAGTTGTTCGCTGTCCGCAACACATCACGGATTGGGCGATGCGTTCCGCTAAGATGAAGCGAAGCAAAGCGAACTACAAGTGGAAGAGGCTTGCGAAAGAACAAGACAATCCACCCGAATCGCTAGCAATAGAACCATTCTTCTGAAGGGGAGATAAACACCATGCAGACATTTCTACCGCTGCCTGACTATCAGGCGAGTGCGGAAGTGTTAGATGATAAACGGCTCGGCAAGCAGCGTGTTGAAACCATGCAGATTCTGAAAGCGCTGTTGAGTGAATACGAAGGCACGAAGTACGGCTGGAAGAACCATCCAGCAACCCGAATGTGGAAAGGTCACGCCTTGTCTCTTTCCAACTACGGAATACTTGTTTGCGTTGAATGGAAAGGTCGGGGGTTTCAAGACACCTGTTCGCAGAAGATTTCCGACCTGAGATTGAAGTTGATTAAGTACGAAAGTAGTTTCGTTCCGCCCGACTGGTTCGGTGACAACGCATTTCACGAGTCGCATCAGTCAAATCTTCTTCGCAAACTACCATCGCACTATCTCAAGTTCGGCTGGCAAGTAGATGCTTCGCTAGATTATGTCTGGCCACAACCACGAGTGGAAGGCAAGTGATGTTCATACTTCAGAAGAAGAATGAAAGAGGCTGGCGGCGCTTCATAGTTAGTGAGATTTCGCTCGCAAGATTTGGCGGAACTACGAATGTTGTTCGTCGTGCCATGACTTTTGAAGATGAGAAAGCGGCGGATTTCTTTCGCACCATTCACAGTCTCACTTCGTTTGATGTTGTGGAATCGGATGAAACCGATGACCAAGACGCAGAACATCAAGAGTGGTGGAGAGAACAGTCTGAAAGAAAAGAACGAGAAAAGATGATGAAGAAGTTGGATAGGAAATGGCGTGACAAGTGACAACACCACCATTGCCGAAATCTAAGTACAAGATAATCTATGCAGACCCGCCGTGGTCTTTCAGAACTTGGTCAAAGAACGGTCAGGGCAGAGCGCCAGAAAAGCACTATCCAACAATGTCAAAGGAAGACATCTTCTCGCTTCCAGTTTCAGACATTGCAGAAGATGATTGCGTGCTTTTCTTGTGGGCTACATTTCCGTGTTTGCCACAAGCACTAGAAACAATGACTGCTTGGGGGTTTGAATACAAGACATGCGCATTTACATGGGTGAAAAGAAATAAGAAATCAAGCGGCTGGTTTTGGGGTCTTGGCTATTGGACTCGTGCCAATGCAGAACTATGTCTGCTTGGAACAAGAGGTAAGCCAAATCGTATTTCTTCATCCGTACACAGCGTTGTAGATGAACCAATAACTCGCCATTCAGAAAAGCCAGCAGTAGTTCGTGACAAGATAGTTCAACTTGTAGGCAATGTCTCTCGGATAGAACTGTTTGCTAGAACAACAACCGAAGGTTGGGATTGCTGGGGCAATGAAGTATGACGAACTTCTTCCACACTCATGTTCATTCTGAATTTTCTTGCCTTGATGGAATGGCGGAGATAGCGAGACTTGCCGAAAAAGCAAGCCGTGAAGGACAGCCAGCGCTCGCATTGACCGACCACGGCAATATGAGTGGCGCCTTCCAGTTGTACAAGGCGTGCAAGAAGAGTGGGATACTGCCGTTCGTAGGCTTGGAAGCGTATGTCGTTCAGGACAGGGATGACAAGAAGGCGAAGCGCAACCATTTGTCGCTCATTGCTTACAGCACGAAGGGCTACCAGAATCTGGTACGGCTTTCCACGCTCTCAAACAGCCGTGACAACTACCATTACAAGCCACTGCTTGACTTGAACGACCTGTCAGATTTGGCGAGCGACAAAGCGCTGGAAGGAATCGTTGCGATGACAGGCTGCTATTTCGGGCTTGTTCCGCAGGCGGTAGTCCATGATGATGTTGAGCGTGCGGCAAGGATAACTAAACTTCTGGCTTCGCTGTTTGACAGGGTGTTCGTGGAAGTCCAGAACCATCGTACCGACCACGGTGACGGGTGGAATGATGACAAACTTGTTGATGCCCTGTTCGGCATGGCTAACCAGATTGGATTGCCGACCATTGCTTCTCAGGATTCGCACTACTGCGACAAGTCAGACAAAGAACTTCACAATATGATGAGGATGATTGCCTATTCCGCCGACGAGAAAGATTTGTCGTATCCAGGAGACAGTTACCATCTTGCTTCTACGAGTTGGGTTCAGAAACACTTTCCAGAACCTGTGTGGAATGCTTCCGAAGAGGCTTGTGGCTGGCTACTTGAAAATCACTCGCTATCCATTCCGCCGCTGGATTCGTACAAGTATTTCATTCCAGCCATCACGAAGAATCCGTTGAGGCAGTTGCAGGCGTTGTGTAATGCTCAAATCAAGCATGTCGTATCGTCGTTTCCAGAAGAACAGGCTGGCAGGTATCGCCAGAGGCTTGAATACGAACTTGCCACCATTGACAAACTCGGCATGGCTGACTACTTCATGCTGGTCAACGATTATGTCGGCTGGTGTCACGACAACGGCGCATTTGTCACGGCGAGAGGTTCTGCGGCAGGTTCGCTTGTCTGCTGGCTTCTAGGTATCACTCAGGTTGACCCGATTAAGTGGAAGTTGTCGTTTGAGAGATTCCTGTCGCTTGACCGTATCCGACCACCCGACATTGACCTAGACATTGAAGATGTTCGGCGTGACGAAGTGATTGAGTACCTGAAAGGCAAGTACGAAATCACGCAGATAGGCACCTACAACCGCTTGTCGTTTGATGAAGAAACTGGTCGTGGCGGATTGTTCGTGCAGTACATGAGCGCCAAGCGGAAGATTCTTGGCGATGGATTCCAGCGGTCACTTGGCAGGGTTGAGAACCTGCACGATTTGGATGAAGTGTTCCCGAAAGATGCGGAACGACTGCGATTACTTGGTGACATACCATTGCGCCGTTCTCCTGGCGCTCATGCCGCTGGATTCGTAGTGTCTGCGCCTCCGCACCATCGGCTTGAAGACTGGATTCCTACGATGCTTATTCCTTCATCGGACACGATGGTAACGCAGATGATGATGGATGATGTTGAGGATGCTGGCTTCGTGAAGATTGACTTGCTGGGGCTTCGTTCTCTCACCACACTTCGGCGTTGTCTAGAAAACATTGGCGGATTGAAGCAGGGAGACATTCCGCTTGACGATGCGAAGACTTTCGCTTTCTTGCGCAGGGGCAACACGGAAACTGGCGTGTTCCAGTTGGAAGGCTGGACAGCAGCCAGAGGGTGTCGTGAAGTCGGCGTGAAGTCGGTTGATGATTTGATTCTCGTCAACGCCTTGTACCGACCAGCAACCATCAACAGCGGCTATGTCACTCAGTTCTTGAAGAACAGAAAGAATCCGTCGCTCGTTAGGTATCCAAGTCCTGTGTTTGAACGCCATCTTGCCGAGACATTCGGCGTACCGTGTTTTCAGGAACAGGTTCTGGAAATCTTGCGAGACTTGGGGATGCCGACCATTGAAATGAACGCCTTTCTCAAAGCGGTCAAAGGCAAGCATTCAGTCGCTGGCTATTCGGAGGAAGCCGACAAGGTGTTCACAAATAACAAGACGAAGTTTGAGGAACTGTGTCTGAAGTCTGGCATGGATAAGAAGCAAACCAAGCAGGCATGGAAACTCGTGGAAGGATTTGCCGCCTACGGATTCAACCGAGCGCACGCAACGGCGTACAGCCTTCTCGGATACCAGTTGGCGTATTTGAAGACGAACTATCCATTGCAGTTCCACTCGGCGCTTCTGGAAACGACGGTAGGAACCAGCAAAGAAAAACAGTATGAGAAAGAAACACGGCGAATGGGGGTTAAGATTCTTCCAGCGGATGTGAACCATTCAAGAGTGTCTTGGTCTATTGACGGCGACTCTATTCGGCGTGGATTGACTTCAATCAAGGGTGTTGGGAACAATGCCGCCGAATCCATTGTCGTCAACGCACCATTTCAATCGCTTGATGATTTGATTGCACGCTGTCCTGCTCGTGCCGTGACAGGCGGAAAGAACTGGCGTAGAGAACGAACGCTGAGTGGCGTGCTGGAACAACTTCGGAAGAACGGCGCTTTGCAGTCGCTGGGGATAAAATGAAGTCTGGCTTCCAATCTCAATGACAGCCATCTAGTAATCTTATTCAACTGTTCGCAGGAGAAACGATGAAGAAGCGCCTATCGCAAATAGCCACTAAAAACGACGAGAAAGTGACGCTTCTGAACGGTGACTGTGTTCAGGAGTTGAAGAAACTTGCCGATGAATCGGTTCACGCCATTGTCACCGACCCGCCCTACGAACTTGGGTTCATGGGTAAGGCTTGGGATGCCACAGGTATCGCATACAACAGCGCAATGTGGGCTGAATGTCTGCGTGTTCTGAAGCCAGGGGGCCATTTGCTTTCTTTCGGCGGTTCACGCACCTATCACCGTATGGCTGTTGCCATTGAAGATGCTGGGTTTCAGATTCGTGACCAGATTATGTGGGTCTACGGTTCTGGCTTCCCGAAATCGCTTGATGTGAGTAAAGCGATAGACAAGGCGGCTGGTGCTGAGCGTGAAGTGGTGGGCACGAAAAAATCTGGCATCGCCAACAAAGGCGAAGGCCCACGACACACCATAGGCGCAAGCAAAGCCGTGGTTGTTGACATCACCGCCCCAGCAACGGCTGAAGCCAAACATTGGGAAGGTTGGGGCACCGCACTCAAACCAGCCCACGAACCAATCGTCCTCGCACGCAAACCGTTAGATGGCACTGTTGCCAACAATGTTCTCCAACACGGTATTGGCGCACTCAACATTGACGGGTGCAGGGTGGGAACGGAAACCGTGGTCACTACTAACGGGAAAGGTTTTGCGGGGTCGTTTGCGGGAGGAGCGAACAACAACGGAGGAACTCAACATGTCGGTCGTTGGCCTGCGAACTTCATCCATGACGGCAGCGACGAAGTGCTCGAACTCTTCCCCGACACTGGCAAATCAACGGGTGGGCGCATTGGCAAGAAGTCAATGGGGAATGTCATTAATGTTCCCGCTGGACAGTTTGAGACAGGCGACCCCGGCTACGGCGACAGTGGTTCGGCTGTTCGTTTCTTTTACTGCGCCAAAGCAAACAAACGAGACCGCAACGAAGGACTTGACAACGCCAACCATCACCCCACTGTGAAGCCGACGATGCTGATGCGCTACCTGTGCCGCCTCATCACCCCACCCGACGGCGTGGTTCTTGACCCGTTCATGGGAAGCGGTTCAACGGGCAAAGCGGCGGTTCTGGAAGGATTCAAGTTCATAGGTATTGAGAAAGAAACGGATTTCTTTGAGATAGCAACAGCAAGGATTACCTATGTCTCAAGTTGAAACAAGAAAGGCACCGATGAACACCGCAAAAGAGATAATGAAAGAAATCAATTCCATACTCGGCAGTGGGGTTGTGACGCTGGGGAATGACGAACGGCTCGTAGTCAAATACATTCCTACAGGCGTGAAGCCGATTGACCATCTGCTAGGTGGCGGAATACCTCGTGGTCGTGTCACGGAACTGTTCGGGGCATACAGCACCATGAAGTCGTAC